GCGGCGTGGGGAGCGGGTCGCAGGTGCAGCGTCAGGTCAGCGCAGGGCGCAACAGACGCTTGCGCTCGAGCCGTTCCCGGTCCATCCGGTCACGGTCGGCGAAGGTGTCGACGGGTGGCTGCGGCAGACGGGCCTCGAAGAAGGCCAGTGCGCGACGCACCTCGTCGTCGGTCATCTCGGCATCGGTGAGCGATGCCAGCATCTCGTCGAAGGAACGCATCGACCCCGACGTGTACGGGTTCGCACCCTGCCACACGACCGACGCCTCAAACAGCTGGAGTTCCTTGATGGTGCGCTCGGTCATGTCGTCGTTCCACTTGTCTCGCGCCTTGGGCACGGTGAAGCCGATCGACATCTGGCGCATCTCGCCACGGGTGACGGCGCTGCGCAGGTTCTGCACGTCGCTGCGGGCCGGGTCAAGCTCGGCCGAGACACGCAGATCCGGGTCGGCCACAAGGCGCAGCGTGCCAGCCGAACGGGTGGCGAGCGGAATGCCCTTGTGATCGTGGTTGATGAACAGCGCCACGTCGGCCTTGGAGTCGCGCAGCGTCTTGGTGAAGGCGCCGGCGGCGATCGTCTCGGTGAACGTGCCGAACATGTCGTGCACCGTGTAGGGCGCATCGACGACCGATGCCACGCCCTCAAAGGTGTAGCCGTTGTCGCCGCCCTCGCGGAACTCGAAGTCGGTCAGGTCGTAGTGCCGGATCTGGCGGCCAGTGCCGCGTTCGTCGATCATCATGTGAGCACCTCCTCAGGTGAGTAGCAGGAGCGAGGCGAGGATTGCCTCTAGTTCTTCGTCGACGGTGCGACGGCGGGGGCTGCCGGCGATGCCGACATACGTGCGGCTACCGCTGCCGGGATCGTCTTGCGGCGGCTCAGGCGGGGTGCCGGTGGACTGCAGCAGCGTGAGCAGCACGGCCGCTCCTCTCGACTACAGCGCCTCGAGCATGGCGATGGTGTCCTCGGTGGCGGCGATCTCTGCGTCGGCGGCGGCGATAGCTGACGTGTCACCGAGGCGCTCCGCTTCGGCCCGTAGCACCGTCTGCCGGGCGACCCACGTACGGGCCTGGCGGATGAGGTCGTCGACGGTCATCAGATGACCATCGCCCGAAGCATGACGGTGGACGTGTTCAGCACCATGTAGACGTAGTCGATTTCGGTGGCGCCGTCGGTGTAGTAGACGTCGAAGCTCGTGTCGCCAGCGATGGCTGCGCCCTGGGTGTAGGTCATCGTCGACCAGCCGTCCTGCTCGCTGGTCACGACGTTGTGCCGGAACCATCGGCCGGTCGCGTCCTTCTGCACGTAGATGGCGTTATTGCGGTAGACGTACTTCGTGCCAGCGCCGAACACCTCGGTCGCCGGGGCGTACGTCAGGGCGCTGCCCCAGGTGTTCGCGGCGATGTCGTAGCGGTCGAGCACGGCGCCAGCGCCACCACGGAACGAGTAGATGTACCGGCCGTTCAGGATGGCCGACTCACTCGTCCACGCTGCGTCGGTGGCTTTCCAGATCCAGTGCCCGGACATGCCGACTGCCGGAGCGCCAGCACGGGCGGCGGTCGGTGAAAGCGTCGTCCATGTGCCTGCCGAGATGCTGTAGCGGAACAGCGTCACCGCCGCCGAGCCCATGTAGTAGATGAAGTCGTCGTTGCCCTCGATCGAGTAGACCGAGGTGGCGTCAGGTGCCGTCGTCCATGCCGCCGAGGTGGTCAGCACCGTGCCGGTGTTGCTGGCGATGGTGCGGATCTGGCCTGCGCCAGTGCCCGAGACGATGCGGACCTGGGAGTTCGCCCACTGGTTCGTTGTCCAGGTCTTTGCCGAGTTCGTCAGCGTCGACGCACCACCTGCCGTGGCGGTGCCGGTGGCGAACGCTGCATATCCCTCGCCCTGCCACGACGATGTCGCGATCAACTTGGAGTCGGTGCCGATCACGGCCGCTGGAGCGACGCCGTCGGTGGCGCCCGTCTCGGCGGCGGTCCAGGTGTTCAGGGCGAAGTCGTAGAACTTGAACAGGTTGGCCGTAGTGGTGCCCGACGCCGTTACGGCGTTGAGCACGTACCAGCGAGGCGTCAGGAGTCGGTACGTGGTCGAGGCGGAGAACGCCGACGCCTGTACCGGAACAGTGATGACGGCGTTCGTGCCGACCGTGTTGCTGCTGATCGCCAGCGTCGCGCCAGCGTTCGGGCCGCCGGTGATGTGGATGCTGTAGCCGCGCAGGTCACGGGCCAGGGTGAGGTTCGTTGTGATCGTCGAGGTCGTGCCAGCGGTCGCCGTACCGCTCGGGCCAACCGACGTGGCCGTGCCGCACGCACCGACGGCGAATGTGCCAGCGAGAGCGCCCGACGGGATCTGCACCCATGCGTCTTCTTGCGCCGAGTAGAGGTACTGGACCGTTGCCGACACGACGTACAACTGCTGTTGCCGGTAGTCGTGCGACGACGCGATGAACGAGCCCGCCACGGTCGCCGTGGGGGCAGGAGTGCAGAACTCCCACCGCTTCAGGTCGAGAATCTTGCGGTTTCCGTTGGTCGTGGTCATCTCAGGTCACGCTCACGTTTCTGCGGAGGCTGTCAGCGCCGAGGCGCATCAGCGCCGGGATCTGCTCAAATGCCGGGTTACCGCCGACCTGCGTCTGGTTTGTCATCGTGCTGACCGTCGTCACCGTGCCGACCGTGGTGATCGTCGCCAACGTCAGAGAGCCAGTGATGGCATCCACCACGACACGCAGACGGCCAGCCACATCAGGCATCGACTGGCCAATGGAGCGGCTGAGTGACTGCACCGCCATGCGCATCGCCTCAAGCGCCTCGACGACCTCGCCCTGCGTGAGCGCCACCGGCATCGGGTTGGCCGCCGACACATCGACGGCAACACCGTCGTCACCGATGCCGAGCTTGACGCGCTGATGAAGCACGCCGCCGATCTCGTCGGCGGCGACGGTTGCGCCTGACCCTGGGGTGTAGCCAACGTTGTCGGCCATCAGTTCGTCACCTTTTTGGCGCCGACGATGCGGCCCGACGGGTCACGCGTGAACGTGATGGACTCGTCGCCGGAATCCGGCGGCTGCACGTAGACGATCGGCGGCGGCTGCGTCGGGACGTTCACCGTCAGATCGGTTGGAGGGACGTTCACGGTCACGGGCATCGGTTCCACGTTCACCGTCATCTCGGTCGGCGGGACGTTCACCGTCACCGGCGTCGGCTCGACGTTGACCGTCACCTGTGCCGGCTGGATGTTCACGATCGGCGCCGGGATGACGAGATCCTGGCGCATGTCCACCTGCGATGCGGGCACGATCTGCCGTGCGGGCATCACGGAACGCAGCGCCTCGTCGTCGTCGTTGTCGTCGGGCACGTCGGGGACGTCGGGCGTGTCCTCCATCGGCGGCAGGTCTTCCCAGTCGCGCGCCTCGTTCGGCTCCAAGAACCCGGCGCCGATGCCGACGGCGTAGGCGGCGTAACGGGTCTGCAGGTCACCACGGAGCAGGGCGCCAAGGTTGAACTTGACGTACCGAGGCTGCGCCAGCAGGTCGGACAGCGCCTTCTCCAGTCGCACAATCCACGGCAGCAACGTCACCCGGACGAAGCGGGTGTTTCGCTGCTCAAGGTTGGCGTAGGTCAGCGAGGAACCTTCGATGCCGATGCCGAGCTCGGTCGGGTCGATCATGAACATCTGCCCGGCGATCTCGGCCGACGTGAACTTGCGGGTGGCCAAGAACTGCGCCTGCTCGTTGGTGACGCCGGTCGGCTTCCACACGGCGCCCTCTTGCAGCACGCCGGGCAGGCCGCGGCCGCCCTCACGGCGACGACGGCGCCACTGGTCGGCGATGGCCTTGAGTGTGTCGGACTGTGCGCTGCCGGGCATCTCGATGACGCCGGGCATGTTGCCCTCGCCCTCGAAGTAGCCGGTGCCGAACTTGACGGCGGCCAGGCCGAGCCCGATTGACTGGCGGGCGTACTCGACCGGCGACAGGCCGACGTCGGAACCCGGCAGCATCAGCCCCTTGAGGTGGAGCATCTCGGCGTCGACTCGTTGGCCGTTCACCATGTAGGCCAGGCGGCCGCGATCACGAGTCACCCGCACCTTTGACGGGTCGAGCGGAATCAGTTCGACGATGGCGCCGACCTCGTTGCGCTGCACGACGACGTAGGCGTTGCCGTGTAGCAGCAGCGACGACAACACCTGCGACACCCATGCGGTGAAGTCGAGATTCGTAGTCGGCTGCTGCAACCACTTCGGCTTGGTGACCTCAACCTTGGCGTCGTCGCCGGTGCGGCGATACACGTCGAGCGGCAGCGTGGCGATGGAATCGGAGATGAGGCGCACCGACCCGTAGACGGTGAGCAACTGCATCGACGTCTGCTCGGTGACCGACACGCCGCCGACGACCTGGGTCATCTCGCCGGGCCAGAGTCCCCAGGTGGTCGCCTGGGCGCGCTGCTCGGGGCGACGGAAGATCGACGACAACATCAGCGCTCACCCGCCAGACCGAAGTAGGTGAGCAGAATCCCGGCGCCGACGAGGGCACCAGGTAGGCCGGCGCCGATGAAGGCACCGACGACGACCATGACCAGACCGACGAGTTGCATGGCAGTGAACATGCGCGACCTCCTCGGGCTAGTAGTCGTCGAGCGACACGAACGCCGACGCCGAGTGCGTCAGCTTGGTGGGCTTGTCGCCAAGCAGTGAGCGGGCCAACGTCACCGCCACCAGCGGCGAGATGGGCACCGTCGCACTGCGGCGATCCCATGCCCACGACTCGCCCAGCCGACGCTCAGCGGCGTCAGCAGCAGCGTTGTCGAGCGGTCCCTGGTTCGGTGGCCGCCGCAGGCGACCCTCGACGACGTCGGCGTAGAACGCTCCGCACGCCTGCTTCATCTCGCCAAACGTGGTCTGGTGAAGCAGGTCAGACGAGACGCCGGCGAGCCGCATGGCGTGCACCACGGCACCGACAACCGAACCGGCCGGGCCGCCCGAATCGCACACCAGCGACATCGGCTGCCACCGCTGGACGAGTTCGACCAGCCGGCCAGGCAGCCACCCGGTGCCAGCCTGGTGCTCGATCACCTCGACGTAGGGCGCATCAAGCGACCCGGCGGCGATGGCGATGCTCGACCATTCGCCACCCGGCGACACGTCGAACGACAGCACAATCTCGCCGGGGTTGATCGGCACCGGCGAGTAGACCACCGTCGACGCCCAGGCGTCGGCAGGGAGTTTGGGTTCCCTCGCCGCTGAATCCTCAGGGAGCGGGTCGGGGATGCCGAGACGCTCACGGAGGAACTCGGGCAGCGGCATCGCCGCCCGCTCGGCTTCGATGAACTCGGGCGAGATGCGTCCGCCGAGCGCCGGGTTGGCACGGGCGATCGCATCCCAGTCGTCAGGGTCGGTGCCTGGCTCGTTCGACCAGGCGGCATAGAACAACCTCGGGCTGCCGCCCTCGGCCGCCCTGGCGCGCATGGCGTGCAGCACCTTGCTCGACGACATCGGCGCCGACGACAGCAGCCAATATTGCGGGTTCGGCCGGGCCGACAGCGACGGGATGAGAGCACCCATCATCTGCTCGGTCACTGCGAACGCTTCGTCAAGGTAGACGGTGTCGCCGCTGAATCCTCGGCCACCGCCACTCGATCGGGCGATGAACCGGAGCCGCTCGCCGGACTTGAGTTCGACGGCCTGCTCACCAGCGCCACGCCGGATGCGCATGACCTTCTTGTCGAGCGCAGGCGCCGACTCGATCAGGCGGGTGATCCGCAGGAAGTGTTCAAACGTGGTACGGAATTCGTGCGCCGTGTGGACCTGCAGCTGCTCGCCGAGCAGGAACAACCCGGCAAGCTGCCGGGCCTCCATGATCGACCCTTTGCCATTCTGCCGGCCGACTTCGACGCCGACCTCGAACGCCGAGTGGAGGCCGTCGTCCTGCTCGGCCAGCGACATCTCGAGCACCCACGACTGCCAGTCGTCGAGCACGAGCCCGGCGCTGGCAGCGAAGTCGACCGCCTCAGGCCCGGCGCTCCCGCGTCTTTCGCTTGGCAGATGCAGCAGACTTGGTCGCTGCGATCCGGTCAAGACGTCGCTGCTTGAGTTCATCGGCAAGGTCTCGCTCCCCCGGGACGGCCAGGCCGTCGAGCTCAGACAGCACCGACTGCAGGCGAGCGGCGATCTGCGCCACGACTGCCGGGGGCGCTTCATCCATGTCGGCGGCGAGCTTGTCGCGCATGGCGATCAGCGTCGCCTGGCGGTCACCGGTTGCGGCTGCGGCGGTGATGGACATGGGCACCTCACTGCATGGTCATGCACTCAGCGTGGTCGGCGGTCGGCTGGTTCTGCCTGGTCAGACCCCATAATCCCTGGTAAGTATGCGTGAACTTTTTTGCGGGGTTCTCTGGAGTGTGCATGATTCATAAGAAACGTGCATAGTCATGCAACCCACCGTCACCACTGCCTCGTCACCTTGAGGTCGTCGGGGTGCTCGACGTTCCACGCCTGCCACCATGCATCGATGGCCTCGTGCTCACCGGCGACGGTGCTGCGGTTGCGCTCAGCGACTCGCTGGTGGCAGACATCGGCAGGCGTGAGCAGCACGATCACCTTCGACGGCTTGCACAGTTCGACGTGATGATCCCGCTCGGCCTGCGTCGGTGCGCCTCGCACGACGGCAGCCCTAGCCATCGGGTCACGCCCGATCCGGTAGCAGGCTCGCCCGAACAACTTGAGCCGGGCCTGCCATGTGTCGGCGGTGATGGATTCGAGTTCCAGCACGTGGCCATGCAACCGCCGAGCCAGTGTCGACTTGCCACTACCGGGCGGGCCGCAGATCAGCGTCACGTCCCGACGTGCGTACTGCGGGTACAGCGTCACGTCCTGGGCTTCACTCACCACTGCCTCGTCACCTCAAGCCCTCGACGGCGACGGTTGCCCGCAGTCGCACCGGCTGACCGGTTGCAGCTGCTCGCCTCGGCGGCCAGCGGCGATGTCGGGTCGCCGTCCCTGACGTGGCCGGCATCCCAGCGAACGCCGGGGCCGTGCTCGGCCAGGGTGCGACCGCATCGCCAGCAGCGTGTGCCGGGGTTGGCGTTGGCTGCCTGGCGCACCGCTCGGGCTCGGCGCTGATAGTCGCCGCTGTAGTGGGAACGGTTCCGGCCAGGCATCTGCGCCACCCCCGACAACGGCAACGCCCGCCGGTGCTGCTGCACACGACGGGCGACTTACACCGAGACTACAGGTTCTTGGTTTCATTGTCCAACATCGACGCAGGTCAGCGGCCAGGTTTCATCGGAGCGTCGCCACGGACTTCCATCCAGTAGGCGACAATGGATTCGTCGTCATGCAACCCAGGGCCACTGTCGATGATGTAGCGACACAGCGCGTCGCCAGCGTCCCGAAGTCTGATGACCTCGTCCGCCTTCTCGACGTAAAGCCCTTGCAGCCGCTCGACCTGAACGACCACACGGTCAATTCTGGCCGCCTGCGCTTCGGTCAGCGCAGTGAGGCGGGCCGCGTCGTGACGCAGTTTGTCGAGCAGGTTCATCGCGCCGCCACCGTGTCCCGCTCCGCCAGCCCCTCACCGATGCGCCAGCGCCGCTCGCGCTGATAGCACGCCGAGCACAGCCCCGCCTTCGCCGGGATCTCCTCACAGGTCGGGTCGCCCCAGTTCATGCCGCCGTCCCGGCCGGGCAGCGAATCCCGGCACCGTGACACAGCGATCGGTGCACGTAGGCCGATGGCCCGGTCGATCATGTGCGCCAGTGCGCCGATCATCTCGATGACCGCCTGGGCATCCTCACGCAACGTGTCGAGCTCGGTCGAGAAGTGCACCCGACTGGCGGCGACCCGTTCGACGGCGGTGAGCGCCTCGACGTCGCTACCCGCGCCACGGGTGATACCGGCGCCGCTAGTGTGGTCGGGCATGCCGTCGAGCACCAGCAGCTCGCGGGCGAGGTGGCCGAGCGCCGAGGGGTACGACGATGCCAGGCGGTCGAGCAGGGTGGCGGCTGCAGCGAGTTGGACGTCGATACGGGTGCGGGTCATGGGTTGGCCTTTCAGAAGTCGTCCATCGATGGAATTGGCTTGCCGGGGCTCACGCTGGGGCGCGCCCCCTCTAGAGAGGGGGCGCGCGCCCCAGTTGCGTCGGGGTACCGCGCCCCACCGCGCCCCGCACCGCGCCCCACGTCCTGACCTGGGGTTTCGTCAAGTGCGCCCCGGTGCGCCCCAACAATCGGGGCGCGCTCCGTTTCGCGACCGCGCCCCGCACTTCGGGGCGCGCTTTGGGGGTGGTTATCCACAGGCTGCATGACCCTGCTTCGGCGTGCTTTCTGTGCCGCTCGGATGCGGTCGTTCTTCGCTGAGCGGCCTGCCGCGCGCAGTGCTTCGGCGGCCTTGCGGGCCGATGCGTCAACCGCCACGCCGAGCGCATCGAGGTCGGCGACCGTCTCGGCGGTACCGGCGGGCACGGCGTCGATGCCGGTGCGGTAGTGCAACTGGGGATCGTCTCGCTGCATCAGCACCACCTCCTCAGGTACCCAGCCCATGCGCCGCTTCGTCGCCTTGAGGGTGAAGCCGCCGTCGGCCTTCATCATCCGCCAGACCACATCGACGTCGTCGTTCTTCGCCGAGGTGCCTCGCTGGCCCTTCTCGACGTCCTTGCCGGCGTGATCGACCCGCAGGAACGCCCGCCCCTCGGCCTTGAGGTGGAGACCGGTCCAGCGGTAGAAGTTGCGCACCGTGTCGGCGTCGTTCTCGTCACCGGCGACGGCCCGACCGAAGGTGTCGATGACCACTAGGTCGGCGCCGACGAGCTGTGCCAGCCGGGCGATGGCTTTGCCGCCCTCGGGCGCATCGGCGGGCGGCAACGACGGCAGCAGGGCGTAGTGCAACCAGCCCAGGTCCATCTCGGCGCTGAACCCCATCGCCGTGAGCCGCTCGGCGAGGTCGTCGGCGGTCATTTCGTAGTCGAGGTACAGCACCCGTCGCCGCTGCAGCGTCATGCCGTCGAGCCCGATCAGGCCGCAGGCGATCGAGGCGCACAGCCACAGGGCGAACAGCGACTTGCCGGTGCCGCCCGGGGCGAACAGCGCCGTGGCGCGCCCCTGGGCGATGACGGGCTCGGCAAGCCATGACGCCTCGGTGGTGTCTTTCGCCCAGAAGTCGCCCCAGTTGAGCAGTAGGCCACGCAGCGAGGCGTCGTAGTCGCTCATCTCGTCGCTGGCCGGCGGCTCGGTGCCGACGGGCACCACCGGGAGCGCAGCGACGACAGCGGCACCTTCGTCGGCGATGATCTGGCGGGCCAGCGCCCGTTCGTCGCCGCCATGCGTGCGTGCCGCCTCGTACTGGAACCGTGAGTACGTGCGCTCGGCCTGCAGCCACGGCACAGCCGAGGTGAACACCTTGAGGGCGTCGTTGCCCTGCCAGCCGACGGTCGCCGACGTGCCTTCTCGCCGGTCTTTGCCGGGCCGGGTCCAGTGCTGCTCACCGTCGGGGTCGATGTGGTGGAGTTGCCATCCGTCCCGCTCGAGCAGGTCGGGCCAGGTGGTGCGGTCGTTCCAGCGATCTGCCGGCGATGACGACAGGAACACGTCACGCTGCCGGGTCGGCGCTGGTGCCGGTGCGCTGCGCTCCACCGGGGCGAGCAGGTCCATCAGCCAGGCGGGCGCTTCGGCCATGTCGATCTCGCCGGGTGCGTGGCCGACTTCCCAGGCGTAGGCGTTGCCGTTGGGGTGCACGGTCGGGGCGACGACGACCTGGCCGCCTTCGCCTCGGATGTCAAGCCCGGCGCCGAGCCTGCCTGACTGGTCGTTGCGAGGCACCGGCCGCCCGGCTGGAACCAGCAGGTAGCGGTGTTCGCTGCCGCTGCCGGTGATCGACGTGATGGTCGCCGGGAGCGGGCCGTGCATCTTCTCCAGGTCGTGCAGCGTGTCGGTGCCGCTGAACGTGTCGCGCTCGTCGATGTCGAGCACGAAGAACCCTTCGCCGGTGTCGAGGTGGCCGGTGGCGATACCGACGCCGTGGCCTCGGTACAGCCCGTTCCACCAGGCGCCGATCGCTTCGGTGCGGGTGGTGGCGGCCTGCTGCCATGCGGCCATCGGCGGGTGTTTCATGCCGGGCCGGATCGGCAGCACCCGGAACCCGTGCGCAGCGAGGTCGAGCGCCGCCTGGTGCACGTCGGCGGGTGGTGGTGTGGTGGCGGGCATCACGCCGCGCCTCCGAACAGGTCGAGTTGCGCGTGGGGTTCGCCCAGGCAATGCGGCGACATCCACAGCACCTCGTTGTGGCGGTTGGCGGCGTTCTGCCCGCCGCCTGCGGTCGTCTGGTAGGCGACACTGGCGCTGTAGCGGTGCCGTCGCCACGTGGCTGGCATGAGGTGGTCGTGCTCAGCGTCGTATCCGGCCAACACGATCCGCAAGCGCGGGTCGTCGCCGTTGGCGATGCACCACTCGCGTACCTCGTTGGCGATGGAGTGGTCGTCGACGGCATAGAGGTCGGCGGTGCGGACATCACCGAGGTACGGCGGGTCAAGGAACACGCCGACTGTGGCGCCGTAGCTCAGCGCGCCGCGTGTGGTGACGCGTGACCAGTCGCCGCAGCACACCCGCACGTCCCGCAGCACCGAGGCAAGGTCGCGGAAGTACCCGTCAACGCCATCGGGCCGCAGCGCGTGCTCGAGGTTGTTGAAGCCTGCCCGCCCGGCGTCCCCGAGGTGCGGCAGCTGGCGGTTCACGCCCCGCCCGGCGTCCCCGAGGTGCGGCAGCTGGCGGTTCACGCCCTGTCCGGCGTGCCCGAGGTGCGGCAGCTGGCGGTTCACGCCCTGTCCGGCGTCCCCGAGGTGCGGCAGCTTGCGGTTCACGCCCTGTCCGGCGCTCCCGAGGTGCGGCAGCTTGCCAACCACCCCGTCATCGTCGGTCATCCAGGGGCCAGTGCCAGAGCACCAGCCCGATCCGATCCACGCGTTGACACCCCAGACCCACCAGCCCGCGATCTGTGCGTCGTAGAACTCTGGGTCGGCCTCCAGGCCGTTGAGGAGGCGTGAGCGTCCGGTATTGACGAGCCACAGGTGCCGGGCGAACAGGTCGACCTCGTTGACCGGCCAGTTGGCGTGATGCGCCACGGCGTCGGGGTTGAGCGCCAACGCGCGCCAGAAGTTGGCGACGAAGCCGTCGGCGTCGTTGATCGTCGACGCACGACGACGCCCGTCGTGCATGTCATGCGGCCGAGCCAAGAGCACCGCCAGCGACCCAGCGAACGGTTCGACGTAGTTGTCGACGTCACCGAGCGCAGCCCACACCACTTCAGCAACGCGCCGCTTCCCACCGAACCATACGAACGGAGCTTTCACGCCGCTCCCCTTCCCTCGTTCTTGCGTCGCGCCCGGTAGTCGCGTCGCGCCTCGTTCGCTGCCTGCTTGCACGGCCAGCACGCCTCCTCGCCGCTGCGGTGGTGCCGCCAGTACCCGGCGGCGGTCCCGCAGGCGTCGCCGCCGTGGCGGTATTTGCGCCGCTGCCCTGGTGTCATGCCGCCGACGACCATGACTGGCGACGGGTCGTCGGGTTGGCGCAGCACCCACGCCCGGCACCGGTCGAGGTGCTGGCAGTCGGCGCAGATGGCCAACGCTTCACGCTCCTGCCTGGCCCGCTTGTGTTGCGGCCGCCACGGGTCGATGCACATCTCGTCGCCACGGTCGGTGCAGGCGAGCTGCGCACGCAGTTCGGCCCAGTTCATGCCGCCCGCTCCCGCTTGCGCTCGGCCTTGTAGGCGGCGTGCGCTTCACGACACGGCACGCATGTCGGCGTCCCTGCCCGACGGTGGGCGTGGTAGCCGCCCTCGGTGCCGTGGTCGATGTTCGTCGGTGCCTTCCGTCGAACGCCACCCGCCCGCCGGCGCTTCTCCGCTCGCAACTGCCGACCGGACAGGCCGCCCCAAATGCCCTCGGTCTCGCCGACCTCGATGGCGAACTCCAAGCACTGCTCGGCCACCGGACAGGCGGCGCAGACCGACTGGGCGTTGCGAGCGGTGAACGAGTCGCCCCGAGCGGGGAAGAACAGGTCCGGGTCGAGCCCACGGCAGGCAGCGAGGGTGCGCCAGTCGCTCACGGCTGGGCTCCCACATCTGTGGCGCTGGCGCTACCGTTGGTGCGGGCGGTGGCGTAGGCGGCGACGGCAGCGGCCGTCTTGGGGCCGGAGAGATCCACGGCGACAAGGCACAGCGCGTTGTGTAACTGGTCGGCCAGGGCGTGCTCGGCGTCACGCTCGGCCCGCAGCCGCTCGTTTTTGTCTCGTTCTTCGCAGACCATGTCCATGTATCCGCGAGCCGCATTTAGCAGTTGTTGGCGCGCTGCTTCCAGCCGCTCGATCTCGTCGGCGGCATTGCTGTAGAGCGATGCAATGGATGGGATCGGTACTGTTTGGTGCGCTTCCCGCAGCCGCTCCACGATGTCTCGGTCACCGCTCACGACGTCCTCCTGGAGGCTTCAGACAGAGCGACTTGCATCTGACGCTGCAGTGATTGAGCGTCGTCGTCGGCCCAGTACGTCTGGTTCGTGCCGTCGTTGAACAGCACGTAGATCTTCCATTTGCGGTCGTAACCGTGGCGTGGCGACTTCTCGTTGACGATGTACGTGCTTTTGGTGGCCGCACGCAAGGCGGCTCGCAGGCGGTCGTACTCGTCCGCAGCGATCTTGTAACTAACGCGCGGGTCACCGCTCACGACGGCCCTCCCGCCATGCGCTCGACGATGGCGTCGCACAGCGCCTCGGCCAGTTCGTGAATATTCAGCTGGGCGTCGTCACCGAACCGGTAGATCCACGCGCTGCCAGCGTTGGTGTACGGGTGCCAGCGCTGGTGCAGCACCTCGTCGATGACGGGGTACAGCTCATCCTTCGTCATGGGGAACCTCCTTGTTCTTCTCGTTCCTCAGGTGCTCGGCCAGTACGCCGTCGAGCACGGTCATGCCGCTGAGGTCGGCGGCGTCGTCGACCTGGCGTCGCCGCCTGATCGGTCCCTGGGTGAGTGGCCGACCCTTGGCGGCGACGAGCTGGTCGTGTTCGTTGCGGGTGATGCCGGTCGCCGGGATCGGTGTCGGGTCGGGGGTCACAGCGGCAACACCTCCTGCACCATGCGTCGGGCAGCGATCTCGCGGTACCGCTCCTCGGCCTCAATGCCGATACATCGCAGCCCTGCATCCTTCGCTGCGCGCGCCGTGGTGCCTGACCCAAGGAACGGGTCGACGATGATGGCGTCGGTCGGTAGCGCCGATATCTCAATTAGCCGAGCCAGTAGGCCGAGCGGCTTCTCTGCTGGATGGCCGGATGCCTTGTAACTGCCGACCTTGAACGGGATCACGTCAGCGACGCCACGGTTGGGGATGGCGAACTCGGGCTGGCAGAACAGGGCGATCATCTCGTAACTCGAGCGCAAGCCCTGCGGACCGCTTGGGCCGATCCATCGCTTATCCCACACCGCCATCGACGTCAGCGGCAACTGTGCGTCGATTGCTGCCCGCATCACGACCGGCAGCGATCGCCAGTTCAGGAACGACCAGAACACGCCCGACGACTTGAGCACTCGGTCGACCTCGCGATACCACGACGAGAACCACAGCGAACTGTTCATCATGTCGGCCCACCCGCCCGATTTGGCGTTCATGTTTCCTGCACTGACAGCGCCGATGATGAACGGCGGGTCGGTGATGACGGCGTGAATGGTGCCCGACTTCAGCGAGGGCAGGATCTCCATGCAGTCCCCGTGATAGATCGTCACGGCGTCGTCCTCGTAGTACGGGGTCACCCCAGCCCCCTCATCCACCAATGGGCGAGCAGCGCAGCGTCGGCCCGGCCGTCGTCCTTGACGCGGTCGAACAGGTCGTCGAGCGGCCACAGCCGCTGCGCTGCCAGACGGTGCGCACCTTTGTCGGAGCCGACGCCGAGGTCTTTCGTCCAGCGTTGCGGCGACACGTAGGTGACGGGCCGGTCGAGCCCGGCGAGCACGCCCTCGATGACGCCGACACCACGGCCGAACGAGAACGCCGACGTGGCGCCGGAACCCTGCACGCCCTGCACGTCCTCAACGACGACCATGACGGCCGGGCCGATGTCGACGAGCAGGTCGCGCAGGTGCCGGGCCGAGATGCGCTTCTTGCCGCGCACCTCGATCGTCGGCATGTCCCAGACGAGCACCTCGTTGGCGGCGGAGACGACAGCGATGGCGCCGGCGACACCGGGGTCGATGCCAATGGTGAGGGTCACTGCGCCCACTCCACGCCTTCGAGGCTGTCGGGCACGTCAACCATGCCGTGCTCGGCGAGCAGGTCGTTGATCCGGTTGGCGGTCGCACGGTCGGGGCAGGCGATCACACCGGTCGGGCCGACGACCACCCATGCACCGAGGTGGTGCACGGAGTGGGCGTAGACCACCGGGTAGTCGCCGGTCACCACGCCTCGTCTGCGGGTGCGGCGGGCTTGGCGGCCTTCACCGGCGCCGGGCCGAACTTGGCCTTGAACAACTTGGCCCGGGCGAAGCCCTTACGCTCCTCGCCGAGGTCGTGGTGCTTGATCGTCAGCTCGGAACCGATGACGGTCTTGAGCCCGGCAGCGGCAGCGGCTTCACGGATGGCGGTGACCATGTGGCCGCGCACCCACAGCGCCTGCGGGCCGTCGTCGGTCTCGAGCGTGAAGATGAACACGGCCATCGGCTTGCCGTCGGGCCAGCGCTTGACCTCGCCGTCGGGCTTGGTGTCGTCGCGCTGGTCGATGGCGGTGACCACGCCGGTCACGGTGTCGCCGAGGTTCGGGAACGACACGCTGGCGGCGCTGGAGCCGCCAGCGGCCATGAACGGGTCGGACTGGTTGCTGAAGGGGTCGGACATTGTGGGTATCTCCCTGTCATGTTTGTGTTTTTTGGGTGTTGGGATTCGCTCAACTGGCAGCGATGTGGTTGTCAGGCCCAGGTGCCGCCGAGTCGCTCGGCGGCCTGGTCTGCGGTGAGCGGCCGGTCAACCAGCCGCATCACTCCGGTGTCGCCGAATGCGAGCGTCATGCGCCCCTCGACGAAGGTTTCGCAGGCGGTCTGGAAGGTCAGCGCCTCCGTCCACCCGAGCGCAGCGATCGCCGCACCGGGCGGAATCGACGCCTGCAACGGTTCGTCACTGTCAAGCGCAAACGCTGCAGCGGCACGCACCAATTCGTCGTCCATGCAGTCGTTCTGCGCCAACTCGATCAGTCCCCGCACGATGCGAGTGCTACGGGTCGTCTTGCGTTCGGCGAGGTGGAACGACGCCACGGCGCGCGACTGGTCGGCAAGCGCAGCGATCCATGCCCGCTGCACGTCGTCGAGCGCAGCGTGCAACTCACGCATCTGCACCATGCGGCCCTCGCTCGCAGGCTCACCCTCATCGGGCACCACCCGGGCCCGGACCTCGGCGACGTTCACGGTGCGCAGCGGCGCAGGCTCGGTCGGCAGGTCGGCGAATGGTGCCGAGGTGATCGTCTCGGCCTGCTCGACGATCTGCTGGATCTGGTCGAGCTGCTCGGCGGTGTGGCCGCCTTCGGACAACTTGGGGCAGCCAGCGGGCCACGCCTCGCGTACCCGCTGGGCGACATCGGGCGACAGTGCGGCGACGGCGCGCAACCGGTCGACGAGGTTGGCGGCTAGGACAGCATTAGCTGACAGAAATGTTGGAGTACTCCAACCATCAACCCGCAGGTCGGAACGTGAGCGCCACGCCCACGTCGGCTGGATGACCTGCTCAAAGCACTGCCGCCCGGCGGCGATGTCGATGCCAATGATCGACGCCTCGCCCTCCATCGGCAGGTGCGCAACCAGCGCCACCGACTGACTGACTGCGTGCATCGGCACGAACTCGGCGACCTCGAAGTCGGCGTCGCCGGTCGGACCGTCGGCGCACAGCGGCGCCGATGCGTACAGCCACAGTTGCACGGCGTGCGACTGCAAGAAGTCGGCGGCACTCTTGCCGGTCTTGGTGTCGAGGATGAAGCACTCGCCGGTCGAGCGGTGCCGCACCACCCGGTCGAACCGGCCGGCGACCATCAGGTCGGGGTGAACGATGACCTGCTCGCTGGCGACGATCTCCAGGTCGTGCGAGTCGAGCAGCGTGCGCCACGTCTCACGGATCGCAACGACCTCGGGCGTTTCCAAGACGAACACGCCACCGTCAAGCAGGTCGGTGATCTTGTGCACGGCGGTGCCGTAGTCCCGGCCCGACGACGCACCGGCGGCGGTCATCGCTTCTTCGCAGATGGCGTCAAGCGCCTTCTTGTCGTCGGCGTTGGCGGCGACAGCGGTCAGCAGGTGCGGTTGCAGAGCGAGCCCGATGGCGGTCTGACGGCGACGCCAGAAGTCGAGCGCCGATGAGTCGTCGGGCACCTTGGCGATGGCGCTCGGCGACTTGCACCGCTTGCCGTTCAGCCAGTAGCCGTGGGCCTTGGCGCTGTACTTGAGTTTCATGACACCGCAGCGTCCAAGAGGTCCTTGGGACACAAGACCTGCGGGAACTCCACCCCTTTGCGGGCCATCGACTTCACAATCTTGAGCGGCCTACCTGCCGCGTAGGCGTTCCAACCCCGAATCAATACTTCGAGTTCGGTGGCGCTCTCGGTTTTCCGCCCGTTGGCTTTTCTGTTGATAAGCCAATTGCGAACTGCAAGTCTGCAGTCCGTGCCGCCAAGATCAGTCCCAGTGGCAACGCCCTCAGCAAACGAATCGATGTCCTCGGCGTCGAATCCGCTCAGGATCAAGTGGACAAAGAGCCCACCAGCGGCCGACCTCTTGAACATCGTTCGAGTGGCAAGCCTAAACGCAGTCTCGTAAACATTCAGATGCTCGGTTACGTCGTGCTGCTGATCGATGTCAGAGACATACTCGGCAAGAGCTGATGTGTTGTTGGGGTTCATCCCCCTGCGCAGCGCGATGGCAAACTTAGCCATCGCAGCCAGGTCGTTGGAGTTCTTGACACCCAATCCACCCAGCCTGTCTCCGACGGTCTTCTTGATGCCCGAATCGATGATCTCGTAGGCCTCAACAGGCAGGCCCCGAACGACAATCATTCGCACCGCTACATCGGCCTTGATGACGGCCAGCAGGCGATGCTGCCCATCAATCAGCGCGTCGCTGACGTCAAACTTGACAGTCTCGCCGGTCAAGATGTACTGCCCAACACTGAAGGCGTGAGCCAACTTGTTTACCTGGCTAAATCTGACCTTGCGATTCTTCAGGTTTCTCGTGAGCCACTCAGCCGCCAATGGCGGCGTAACGGTCACAATCTCAATGCATGGATCGGTATTCATTGTCTCCCCTGATGTATGTAGTTGGTTGATCTGCTTCACCGCCCGCACTCCCCGCGCCGCTCGCTGATGACGATGTTCCACAGGTGGTCGAGTTCGGCGGCACGCTCGTCGAGCCGTTCGGCTTCGTCCTGCAGCGCCTGGCGCTGCTCGCCGAGCCGCCACAGGGTGACGGCAAGGCCGAGCTGCACGCCGGCAGCGAAGGCCAACAGGTGCCAGATCACGCGGCACCTCCGTCGGGGTCGATCACGCCCAGGCGCTGCGACCCGATTCCACGGGGAACGCCTGGGCGGCCTGCACCGCTGAGGGGAGTTGCGGTGCGGCGATGGTGGTGCTCGAGGCGACGGCCCGCCTCACGGACGGCCTTGATGTCGCTGCGGCCGAGCACGGCGCAGATCAGCTGCAGGTCGAGCGCCGTCAGCGGCTCGTCGTCCATCCAGTCGAACGGGCGAGCGTCGGCCAGCGGCCGCAGGTTGGCGACGTGGCCACCGAGCAGCATGGTGAACGGTTGGCGGCTCATCGGTCGCACCAGCGCAGCCAGGCGTAGGTGCCAGCGGCCCACACGGCGAGGCAGGCGATAGCGGCCAGCCGGTCAGACCAGTCGGCGATCACTGTGCCACCTCCGGCAGCGGTGCCATCACGGCCCGCATGTCGGCGATGCGCACGTCGCCAAGCACGTCGGACAGACCGTCGATCAGTTGCACCAGTTCGGCGGTGGTGGCGACGAGCGCCACGCTGCCGATGCCGAGCGAGATGTAGTGCCGGGCGCCGTGGTTGTGCTGGACGACCGACGGCGGCCGGTGCCTCGGCAGGCTGCCGTGGGTGTTCAGGTGGGCGTCGATCTGCGGGCCGTTCACGACGCCACCGCCCGCAGGGTCGTGCCCTGAGCGGCGAACCGCTCGAGCTCGCGAACGGCGATCGCCAACTTGGCGTCGGTCGACAGGTGCGGCACGGTGGCCAGCAGCCCGGCCCGCACGAACTCGCGCACCCGCTGCTCGGACGTGTTCAGCCGTTTGGCTGCCTCTGCGGCGCCGACCACGATGGCGGTGTCGGCCTGGACGATGACGGTCAGAGCGTCAGCCCCTCCGGTGTGTGTGTTCCCCACGAGAGACACAATGGGCCATGTGGCCCAACCTGTCAAGGCGAAAGTGTTCCGTTCTGGGCCGAATGGCCCATATGGACTAGGGACCTATGGCACCTTTGATTCAGACACTCAGACGGCCCATAATGGCCCCGTGAACACAGAACAGGGCGAGATCGTGCGAAACGAGCGCTTACGGCGTGGTTGGTCGATGCGCCGGGCGGGCGAAGCGGGCGGCACGTCGCACTCGCAGTGGGATCGCATCGAGCGTGGCGAGGACCGCCGTGCTGCGAACACGCGCGAGATCGTCGCCCAGGCGTTCGACTGGCCGCTCGACTGGCCCGAGAACCCACCGGCCCCGCCGGTCGTCAGCCAGCGAGACGATCAGGTGATGGCGGCTCTGGCGTCGATGACGGAACAGATCGTGGCGCTGACTGCTCAAGTCGCCCGACTCGAAGATGCAGCTCGTCGAGCAGCACCTGAGTCGCAGCAATCGCCGCAGTGATGTCGTCGGTCGTCATCTGACGCACCGTAACCCGGGGGTGCGCGCTAGACGCCCCCCCCCCCGCTGATCCTCTGTCCATGCCTGGCGATCGTGCCTCACGACATGACCACCATGTCAGGCCATGCCGCGCATGTCGCGCGCGACACTCAGCCGATCACGTCGGCAATCACGTCGGCAGCAGCAGCATCGGCGCCGCTGACGACATGGGCGTAGGTGCGCAGTGTCGTGGTCGTCGATGCGTGGCCGAGACGGCCGGCGACGGTCACTGGCGACACGCCCCGCTCGAGCAACTGCGACGCCATGGCATGCCGCAGATCGTGCAGCCGCACGCCCTCCACCCCGGCACGGGCGCACAGCCGCTGGAACCGTTGCGTCGTGCCGTCGGGTCGCCACGGCACGGACGAATCCGGCGAGTTCGACAGGACGAACGGATCACGGGCGAGCCTTGCGCCGCACGCCAGGGCGCGCTCACGCTGGCCGTTGCGCCACTGGCGCAGCAGCGCCACCGTGACGGCGTCGAGGCGCACCACCCGCACTCGGTTCGTCTTCGTGACCTTGGCCGTCCGGTCCTCGTTCAGCGACCGGCCGACGGTCATCGTCGCCGCATCGAGGTCGATGTCCGACCAGCGAAGTGCTAACACCTCGCCACGCCGGGCACCGGTGGTGACGGCCAGACGGAGCCAGGCGTGCGTCTGCAGGGTCTTCGCCGCCTCGGCCAGGATCTGTTGCACCTGCGCCGCCGACGGTGGCTTCACCTTGCGGTCGGGCAGCGACGGCAGGCGTGCGCCGCGCGCCGGGTGCGCACCGATCCACCCCCACCGCACCGCCTGCGTCAGCGCCGATGACAACGCCGTGTGCAACTTGTGCACCTGATGCACCGGGGCCCCGGCCCGCTCGGCGTCGACGTAGCCACGGTCGAAGTCGGCGAGGCTGAGCCTGTCGACCCGCTTGCGGCCGAGCGAGGCAGGCAGGTGGGCGAGAGCGACACGGTAGGTGGCGACGCTCGACGCCTCGAGGCGCGCCGACGCCAGCCAGTGCTCGACGAGCTCGGCGAGCGTCGCATCGCTGGAGCCGGTGCGGCCACCGGTTCCGACGACCATCTGCGCCAGCGCCTGTTCGGCCTGCTTCGCCGAGCCTCGCACCGTCTTGGAACGGCCGGCGGCTCGCAACTCCCACACCCCCGGCCTGATCTCCCGCTTGCTGCCCGACCCGTATGCTCGCTTCGTCATGGCGGTGATTGTGGGTGATTGTGGGATGGCGGTCAAGGTCCGAACGTCCCGACCTGCTCGCCACCCCGTCTGACCTGGGGCTTTACGGTGGGCGTAGCCGGACTCGAACCGGAGACCTCCACCGTGTCAAGCTCACTACAGGTGCCCTGACCTGGGGTTTCTCGTTCCGTCTCGCCGCATTTCGCCAGGTGGCGTCGCGGCGTGCCTGGTGAATTGTGGGGCGATTGTGGGATGAAAACGCCAACAGCCCCCCGCCTTGCGGCGAGGGGCGTGGCGTCGGGCTGCTCAGGGGGCGCAGCGAACGATTCAGTTGTGAGGCGGTAGTAGGTCGTACACGGTCATTAGGTCGCGACGGTGTTGCTCTAGCCGTCGGCGCTGGTCATCGGCGCGGACCAGTAGCCGCTCCAGCGACAGCAGGTCGATCTGCGTCAGTCCTGCGCTTCGGGCGTCGGCGACGAGGGCCGCCAGGGCGTGCTCGATCACAGCTCGGTCACCTCCATCACCATGCCGTCGGGAATATGGATGATGTGGTCGAGCGCACCGTCGTCGCCGATCGACTGAGCAAGCGAGACATGGCCCGGCTTCGGCTCGATGCGCCACCCGACCGTCGTCACCCGGTAGGGCTCGGCGTCAATGTCGGCGGGCAGCACCCAGCCGCCCGCACGATCAGCGTGAGCGTCGTGCCAGACGACGACGATGGCGGTGCCGGTCACCAGCCCTCCTTCGCACGGTCCTGGGCGTAGATCGGCGCCATCCAGGTGCGGCCACGCTCCGGCGTCATCAGCCACAGCGCCTGCGCCGGTTCCTGGAAGCCGAAGTTCGACACGGCGGCGTATTCGTCGTAGCCGACGAGTGAGCCGTTGATGATGAAGTTCGGTCCCCACGTCAACTGGTGCCAGTGGCCCATGACGAGCAGGTCGTACGGCTGCTGTACGGCTGCGTAGCGGGCGCGCTTGCGGGCGTCGAGCCGCATGATCGGCGGCCAGATACCACCGATGCCAGAGCCGCCGGTCACCTGGTCGCCGTGCGTCACGCAGACCGTGTGGCCGTAGGACTGCACTAGGGCGTCGGCCGAGTCGGCGATGTCGAACGTGATCCGGTTGTCCTTGCGGAACTCTCGGGCGAGCAGATGGCCGGTGAACCAGTCCCAGTTCGTCCGAGCCCGGAACTTGGCCATCGGCTTGCGAGTCGTGCGGCCATGGTTGCCGACGACGACGGGCACATGCACCCTGCCGAACTCGTCGGCGAGCATCGACAGCGCAGCGGCGAGCTGGTCGCTCCAGTGCAGCACCGAACCCATGATGGTGTCGGCGTTGGTGTGTTTCAGTTCTTCGTGGATGTCGCCGGCGTACAGGTCGCCGGCCAGCGGCACGACGATGCCGTCGTAGGCGACGCCGGTCCAGTAGTCCCGGCAGACCTTCACCGTGTGCTCGACCGTGGTGCGTAGCCGCATCTCGGCGATGGCGCGGTCGTACTTGTTGACGCCGCCGATCTGCGCCGGGTCGACAACCTCATCGAAATGCAGGTCGCTCAGCAGTAGCCACGGCGTACCGCTGTGGGCGCTGGCCTTGCGCGGCGAGCGCATCCACTTCGGCGGCTCGGCCGGGCGTGCCTTGTCGAGCCGGAGCATCGCCGACAGTTCCTGCTCGGCTCGGCGGCGCGCCTCGTTGGCGACCTCGAGCTGGTGCATGGCGTCGGCGTGCTTGCGCTTCAGGTCGTACGCATCGCGGGCCGACTCCGCCAGTATGGCGTCGATGTCAGGCGTGTCCACGACTACTCACACACTCGCGACGGCGATGCCGGTCGACGACGTTACGGCTGAGCGTGACGCCGATCCGCTCAAAGGCGTCAAGCAGCGACTGCGACGAGTAGCGCTTCCTGTCGTCGAGTGCCGCCTCAAACTTGGCCCGCCAGTCGGCAGGCATCTCGGCTAGGGCGGTGCACAGCGTGCAGGTGCCGCCCGCCCGCTTGCGGACGTTCGCGGCGAGGATGGCGTCGATGTCGACGCTTGGCTGGGCCTTGCTCACTGTTGCCTCCCTGTGGCGTTGTGCCCGGCGCACACCGGGCGTTGGTGCCCGGCTCAGAGACCGGGCGGCACGACCGAGGCGGGCGACATGCCCGGCACTCGAGCGGATGCGATCGACGTCAGCAGCGACACCAGCGCCGCCGACACGGCGAGCGCAGCGACGTTGCCGAGGTTGGCGCCCCACAGATCGGCGCCGACAGCGTCCTGGCCGATGGCGACGAGAGCGACCTGGGCGGCCGTCTTGATCGCACGCTCAGCGGCGTCGGCCCAGAACGCTCGGGTGAACAGGTGACGGCTCATGTGGGTGTCCCTTCGGTGGTGACGGTGGCGAGGGCGTCGACGGCGTCGGCGTGCCGGTCGTCGACCAGTGCGGCCACGGCAGCGATGACGGCGTCGACCTTCGCTTCGATCGTCGGCGGGGTCGGTGCCGGGGTCGGTGTCGGGTCGGCGGGTGGTGGCGCGACTGCCGTGGTGCCGTCATCGGGCACCACCGTGAAGCCCTCGGGCGGCGACCAGTCCGGGTCCGCGTCGGCGTCCCACATGACGACGTTCTGCGCTACGCCATCGGCGTCGAGGATGAGCCAGCGTTGAACGGCCATCAGAAACACACCACCATGACGAAACCCCCGCCTCCGGCGCCACCTGCGCCACTATTCGCACCGTTCGTCGATGCGCCACCCCCGGCACCGCCAGAGCCGTAGCCACTGGAGCCACCGGCACCACCAGCGATAGTTCCGGCTGCGTTGCCCGCACCACCGCCTCCACCCGACGAGCCGCCGAAAGCGCCTGGCTGAATCGTTGAGTTCACGCCTGCGCCACCTGCGCCGCCGTCAGCGGCACCTGCGGCCGGGTTGGCCTGCACCGTGCACGTTGAGCCGCCGAGACCGCCTGCCGATGAAACGTTTGCAGCGGTCAGACCGCCACCAGCGCCACCAGTGGATGCCGCAAACCGGTTCTGCGCATTGGGGCCAGCGCCGCCGGTTGCTGACGGATTGGACACACCAAGCGGCCCGAACACATTGCCGCTACCACCGAACGCCGTCCCGGCTGAGCCGTTGTTCAGTCCACCACCGCCACCACCGCTGCTGTTTGTCGCCAAGAGTGATCCGAACGTCGACGCTCCACCACTGCCACCATTGCTACCGTTCGTGTCGTCGGTCGTGACCGCCAACCCACCAGCACCACCAGCACCGATCGTGACCGACACCGTGCCGGGCAGGTCAGCGATGCGGAACGTCGCGACGGACACGCCGCCAGCGCCGCCAGACTGGCCACCACAACGCACCGTGCCCGCTGCACCGCGGCGGCCAGAACCACCACCGCCAGCGCCGCCCACCACCGTGACCTGCGCCCACGTGTAAGCAGCATCGGTCGGCTTTGTCCACGTACCCGACGACGTGAACGTCTGCACGTTGCCTGCGGGCGTGACACCCAGGTTCGTCCGCGCCGTCGCCGCCGACGCCAGGTCGCTCAGGTTGTTCGCCGCGATCAGCGCACCGGCACCGATGCCGAGCGCAACCGACAGCGACACCGCCGCACCGCCGACCGTCACCGCCAGCGACGCCGACGACGACGTCGCCACCCCGGCGGTACCGACCGGCCACACCGTCAGCGACCGGGCGATCAGTTGGAACGGACCCTGGCCGTTCACCAGCGCCGACAGGCTGAACAGGTACTCGGCTTTCGTCTGTCCCGACGACTTGAGCGCAGTGGTGTTGGCGGCGCTGAATGCCACCGTGGTGACGGCGCCCGCCTGCGACACCGTCGGCGACACCGCCACGACCGCACCGAGGCCGTCGCGGATCGTTAGCGTCGGCGACGTGATCGTCGCCCCGCTCGACGTGACCGAGATGGTGAACGGGTCACCGGCGACACACTCGGCGTCGAGCTGCGCAGGCAACTGCGAGACGGTGGGCATCAGGCGCTCTCCTTCTTGCGGCGAACTGGCTTCGGGGCTGGCTCGGCCTCAACGATGCGCAGCCGTTGCGAGTGATCCCGCAGATCGGCCTTCACCTCGCGCAGGTCGGTCTTGATCTCGATCTGATCGGCACGCATGTCGCCGACGACAGCGGCGATCGAATCGACCGTCGCAGCAGTCTTGGCGTGGTCGCTGCGGTTGTCTCGGTGCACCCGTGCCTGCAGCCAGATCGTGGCCAGGCCGAACACACCGCCGATGACGGCGACGATGATGGTGGTCATGCCGTCAACTCCGCCCAGCGAGCCTTGATCGGGCCGGGGCACGCCGTGGCGGCGACCTGGCCGTGCTGCACGATCCGCACGCCCGGCGCCACGGCCTGCGTCCACTTGAGGACGTCGACCAACCAGCGGAACGAGGCGACCTGCGCATCAGTGCACGGATCGTTGGTGCCGTTCAGGAACAGCACGCCGTAGGACGTGGCGTTGCGGCCTGCGCAGTGCGCCGCCTGGTAGGCGCCGGCGAACTCGGCGATGCGGCCGTCGGCGTGGATCACGTAGTTGTACTCGTTCGCCCGCCACCGGTGGATTGACTGCACCGACTTGGCCAGGTCGGCCGAGGCGTACGACCGGGCGTTGCCGGTGTAGTGGACCACGATCATGCCGAGGTTGCGGGCCAGCGCTCGCCGAGCGGTGATGCGGTTGGTGTTCGTCACCCGGGCGGGCAGGCCGAGGTCGATGCGGGGGGTGATGGTGGGCATCAGGAGTACCGCGTCGTCATGCGGTAGCGGCCATAGACGTCGATCACGTCGGCGTTGGTGAACGCCGTCCCGAACGGTGCGGTGCCGTTGATGCCGGTACTGATCGCGCTCGCACCGGCCGAATCGACGGCACGCAGGAAGTACGAGCCGGTAGTGCCATCGAGAGCACCGATGCCGACCGCCTGCACACCGGACGACGAGCGATAGAACCCGCATCGCAACTCACCCGACAGCACTGCGCCGCTCGCAGCGATCGGCAAGTTCAGGCGCACGTCGGCAGTGATCGCCGACGTCGAACCGAGCACGAAGCGACCCCGATAATCGAGCCAACCGTCGTTGCGGTGGTACGACGAGAACGACCACGACCCGTTGCCGACTGTGACCCCGGCAGCGAACGTCGGCGCCCAGTTCTGATCGGGCTCGGCCATGATGATCCAGTTGGTGCCGTCGTAGTACAGCACCCGGTCAGTGTCGGTCTCGGTGATGATGACGCCCTCGTAGAGGTTGCCGCCCGACGGCCTCGTTCCCGACGTACACAACGTCGGTGACTGGGCGTTCAGCAGCGACGCGGTGATTGTCTCACCGGTCGCCCATGTCCGATAGGCCATGAAGTGTCTCCCTGTGTCAGTAGCCGATGACGTCGGTGTTGCCGACGGTGGTGGTGCCGACCGTCGCCCATGCCGCAGCGGGCACCGGCGTGCCGCCGATCGACAGACGCCACTCGGCTAGGTCGATGTCCCAGTCGATCGACTCGATGTGCAAGTCCTGGCTGATCTGCCCGCCGACTGCCAGCGGTGTGAGCTTCACCCGGTAGCGGTCGCCGATTTCCAGGCCGAGCAGCGTGGCGAACGTCGACGAATCCGTCAGCGACACCTCGATCGGCAAGGCACGGCTGCGGGCCGTCTTGCGCAGATAGACGATGCCGTCAGCGATGGCTTTGGCGCCCTCAGCGGTAGCGACCGTCGTCACCGACGTCGACCGCTGGCCGAGGCCGGAGATGCTGGTGGCGTCCTGCGACCGTTGCGGCGTCGACACCGACGACACCGACGCATCGTTCACCACGTCCCGGTCGCCAGGGTCGAACCCGGCGAACGACTGGAACCCGATGCCGGTGCCGTCGTCGGCGAACGTCGCCTGCACCGTGTTGCCACGGGCGTCGCTCGTCGACCAGAACCGGCCGTGAATCGTGACGTTGCCGTCTTTCTGCGCGAACATGCGGCCCTGTTCGGTCGCCGCCGCCAACTGCAACTGGTTCAGCGCAGTGTCGTCGGTCGAGTTGTAACCCTCGGTGTAGCCGGCCGTCGTCGAGATGAGCGACCGCCACGACGCAGGCCAGTCGACGGCGTCGAGCACCGTCGTCACCCGATCGACCGAGAACTGCCCGAACCGGTTGGCGCCGATGAGTGCCATCGCCAACGCCTCAGCACCCGAGACTGCCTTCGTGAAGTAGGCGATGTCGGACAGGGTGCCGACGAAGGGGATGTCGGATGCAACGGCGCCGCCGACGTGTAGCACGGGCGTATATGTCGATGCCGTCACCTGTGTAGCCGAGCGGTTCACGCCGTCGATGTAGAGCGTGGGCGTGCCGCCCGATGAGCAGGAAATGGCGACGTGATGGGTGTACCCGTCGGCCACGCTAATGGTCGATTCGACCGACGGACGAAAGCCGGGGATCCAGTCGAACCCTGAAAACTTGAGCAGCCCACCGGAGTCGATGCCGATGCGAACGTTGTAAGTGATGGCGCGAGGGTCGTGCAGCACGCTCATCCAGTTCGTCGCCGACGGCCCCTTCGTCGTCGTCTGCAACCAGAACGAGATCGACCAAGCGTTACCCGCATTGGCGACCGTCGTTCGAGTCGACGAGAACGCCGTCGACCCGCCAAATGCCACCGGCGTCGACCCGGTCAGGCCAACCGCCAACGGCGACGACGCCTCGGCGAACGATCCCGCCGACAGCGAGAGCGCGTCGCCGTTCTTGGCATCGAACCAGCCTGTGACGTCGGCCTGGCGGAAGTACCGGAACAACGAGCCGACAGTGGTGTTGCTGTACCGATACACCTGGTCGGGCATGGTGATCTCGTTCAAGAACGCCAGGCCGTCGTAGGCGGTGATCGTCGTGACGGCATCACGGCCAGCGACCGGGTACTGCGTCGGCCAGCCGGTCACGAACCCCCGGAACACTTCATACACCGAGCCCGACGTGGCACGCACACGGATCTGCTTGCGTGGCGTCAGGTTGCCGAAATACGGCCCGGCCGAGTACAGCGGATCGAAGCGCCGATCCCGGTTGTTCAGCGTCAGCGTCAACTGCCCGGCCGAGAACGTCGACGACTCGCTCGGGCGGCCACGGCTGATCCGCACGCCCGGCGAATGCCGAACGTAGGCGGTCACATCGGTCCACACCGGTGCAGCCGTCAGCGGCGACGACGAGAACGCCACCTCGACGGTGAGCGTCGGTACCGGCATCAGATCACCCCACCGTTGCGGCGACGCAGGTTGGTCACCAGGTCGATCAGTTCACGATCGGTCGGGAGCGACTTCGGGTAGATGTTCACCACCATCGGCGAACCGACACCAACGCCACCGATCCGGTTGTTCGGGATGACGGTGCCGCTCCGGCCGGGCACCACGATCTCCGGGCCCTTCTCGCCGACGAGGTACGGCGTACCGGCAGTGACCGGGCCGCCCATTGCCCGAGGGGCGGGAAAGAGGCCGCCGTAGCCGGCGCCGCCACGGGCGATGATGTCGAGGTTCGCCGTCCGGTTGCGGGTCAGGATTGTCAACCGGCGCTCGAGTTCGTCGATCTGGCCGTTCTCTGCCAGCTCAATCAGCACCGACACCTCGTCGGGCAGCAGGCCGAGCTGCTTGCCGAGGTCGAACACCTCCTGCTGGCCACCGATGACCGCATCCCTGTATTCGTGCATCTTCTGTTCGGCGTCTTCGGTGCCATCAGCAACCGCCTGCATCGCTGCAGCACCCTTGTCTCGGATGTCGTCGAACGTCGCCTGCATGTTGAACCATGCGGCCTTGTCGTCGATCTTGCCCTTGAGGCGGTCCCACTCGTCGCTGAGTGCTTGCGCTGCACGCTCGACCTTGCCGGTCTTGATGGCAAGGTCGTTAGCCTCCTTGGCGGCGGCGTCGAACACGTAGGTGGAGTCGCCCACCGTCGGCACGACCCGCTCGCTGTAGATCCGTGCCATCTCGGCGGCAGCTTCGGTGCCGTACTCAATGGCGGTGGTGGCATCATCAGTGGCGCCGGTCAAGTGGTCATAGGCGTAACTGATCGCGTCGGTGGCGGAAACATTGGACCCGATCGCATCGGTGAACCAGTTCATTGCGGACGTGGCGACATCGATGGGGCTGGTGAGCTTCTTGGCCCACCCGCCCGAATCGACGCCGATCGCGCTTTCAATTGTGCTCTCAAACTCGATCACCTTGTCGGTGAGCCAGATGACATCATCGGCGGCGTCGACGAGCGCAGGCACCAGAGACTCGCCCAGTGTGAGCGAGAAACCCTCAACCCTGTCCTTCAGCTCGTCCATCCGGTCGCGAAGCTGTTTGGCCTTCTTCTCTTCGTCTTCGTCGATCACCTGGGCGTCGCCGACACCAGCGAGCGACGCCTTCAGCGCAGTCGACCCCTGGCCAATCAGTTCGGCCATGCCCTGCCAGCCCTTGCCGAGCAACTGCGACGCAACACGCGCCCGCTCCGCCGGGTCCTTGATCGCGTTTAGTCGGTCGACGACGTTGAGAAACGTCCCGTTCACGTCGGTGGCGCCGGTGTCGGTCTTGGCGATCTCGACGCCGAGTTCGGCAAACAGTTCCGGCGAGCCGCCGAGCGTCTTGTTCATCTTGCCGAGCGCCGCTTCGACGGTCCCGGCCTCGATGCCGATGTCGCCAGCGACCTCAATGAAGCGGCTGGCCTCATCGACGGCCAGGCCGGTCGCATCGCTGAACTGACCAGCGGCGAGCGCCGTGTCCTGGAACGCCTGCACTGCCTTGACGCCGAAGGCGATCAGCGCACCGCCGGCGGCCATTGCGATGTTGGCAGCGTTGGCAACGATCGACTCTTTGGCAACGTCGAACCCGGCACGCATCTTGCCGCTCGCCGTCTCGGCCTCTCCGATCGCCGAGCGGAACTTCTTGAGTGACGTGACGCCCTTGTCGACGGCGACGTCGATGATGACGCTGATCTTGTTCGCCACGGTCACCGCCTCAGGAGAAGAACTTGCGGATGGCCTTTGTCACCTCGGCGTCGACCACGTCCGGCACCATCGGCTCGATCTTGGCCAGCGCATCGCTGGCCGTGCCCTTGCCCTCGGTACGGCCGTTGTAGCGACGCTGGCGGGCCTTGGAGACCTTGCCCGTTTTGGTCAGGCGTGGCCCGATCATGCGGGGCCCGGCGGCCTGGTTGCGGCCGAACTCGGCGACCGTCCACGGCCCCGCCGACCGTGCGGTCGGGTGGAACGAGATGACGCCCGGCCGGACATGGTCGAAGCGGGTAGCCAGGTGGTTCGTCGCCGGTCGCCACCCGCTGAACGCCGGGTCGCCACCGAGGTCCGCAGACGCCGCCTCGGTGGCGAGCTGCTTGGCCTTGACACCGACCTTGGTGGCGATGGCGCGCAGCTTCTCGGCCTCGATCTCTCCGATGAACCCGTCGACCTTGCGCCCGAACGAGTCGAGCGTGTCGGCCATCACCAGGTGTTGTTCGTGACGGCTCCGGTCACCTGCAGCGATGCCGACAACTCGACACGGCCGCCGACCGACGACGACAGCGACACGCTCGTCACCCACGCCTCAGCGGTCACACGGGCCTCGCCCGACACCGACCCGCCCGGACCCCACAGGATCGTCATGGTCGACGAGCCCGCCGACTGCGCCGCCTTCACGCCGGCCAGCAGCGAGAACATCGGGGCGTCGTACGGGCCGCTGATCGAGACGGTGTCGCCGTCGGTGAGGCCGTTGATGAACGCCTTGGCGGCGGTGCCGAAGGCGCTGACGTCCTGCGTCTCGACCGACTGCGGCCAGTCGAACGAGTCAGCGAAACGTGAGACGTTGGTGCCGGCGCCGTTGACGCCGTCGAGTGCGATGAAGGTGGTGGTACCTGCACGGAAAGCCATGATCGGGA